AGTAAAAGTATTAGTAGTAATTCCAGTATATGTGATTATTTCATTATCAATTTTTAACAACCCATAAGAAGGTGGAAATCCTTTTGTACTTGTTACTGTGATAACTCCAACAGTAGAATCAATATTGGTGCTAAGTCCAACATTACCTATGACAACTTCTGGAGTAAGATTGTCAAGTTTTAGATATTGATCTAAATTTTCTGCAATATCTACAGGACCACCTTGATATTCTTGAGAAATATAATACTGCTTTAAAAATTCTGAAGCTTTGGGACTTTCATCCAGTATAAATTCTGGAAGTTGATTGTTAATTATCTGCTGTATTTTAACTCTAGACTCAAATCCCGTCTGTATCATATTATTATCTTGTTAGGTTTCCGTTTGAGTAACTTGATGTATAATAATCTCTGGCAAATACTGTTCCAGATATCTCATCTCCAGATGCAATTGCATCCCTAACCATATTTATTGTACTTTTTGAAATATTAAAATTCAAATACAAATCTCTCAATCCCACAATATCATTTGATTCTGGATAAGATTGTATTTCAATAATATCATTTGCCATTTCAGTTGATATGATGTTAATTGTTCCCAACTTAATTTCACCCTTTTGATAATCAACAGTACCAGCAGATTTTACAATAACTTGTATTTTATTATCATTTGTTGGAGTTGATTTAACAATTGATAATACACCAGTCACTCCATCTGAATTTGGAGTATCAGTTAAATATACAGTTTCTGGTTCATTTGCAATTTTAAATCCAGTAGACTTAATATTATAACCTTTAGGATTTGCATGAAATTTATTTCCAAAACATAATTCATATTGAGTAAATTGATTCGTTAAAACCTTCAGATCTCTTCTAATTCTAACTTTTGTAATATTTGATGTTATAGATGTATCTGTATTGTCAATAATTTGCAATACTTTACTATACTTAAATCTGCCACCAAATTTATTAAGATCAACAGAATTTGAATAATCAGTCAATGAATTAATTACTTTTGTTTTTAATGATTCTATACTTGAAACTTGAGATGAATTGTAATAAATTGATGAGTCAATTTCAACATACAATACCTTCAGGTCAATAATTTTTTGATTAATACCAGAAATACTATATTGCTTCAACTTATTTTTGATCAATTCTTTATTAAAATCTGAAACAAATGTACCATTTTTTGGTTTAATACTAATTGTAACTGTTCCATATTCTGGTGGATCCAATTCTTCTCCACCTATTACTGAAACAGATTCTGTATCAGGATATATTTTTTTTATAATCGCTTCATAATCTTTTGAAGTAACTGCTCTATATTGAGAGGAGTACATTCTTGGAGCAAAATATTTAATAGAATCAATCGCTTCAATTTCTGATCCATTTTGAGAGGATTGAATTGTTTCAATTGTTGCAGAAGTTAGAGATATTAACTCTCCAGAAGATGTTTTAAAACTTTTTTGTAATGAAAAATTTGAACAACCATTTCCATCTTTTCCATTTGTTATAATGTAATGAACTGTTATAACAGCATTGTGCTCTAATTTTTTTCCAAACAGTCCATCCCCAAATATCAATTCATATTTTTCATCTTGAATTTCTTGTATTAAATAAATTTCGGATTTTGAATTGATATCTAAAATATTATCAACTAATGAATATTTTATACCAAGACCACTATCATTGATACCTTTAACATAAACAGAAATTGTAGATGTATCAATATCCGAGTTATTTAAAATAAATCTTTGATCTAAAGATCCATCTACGGTAAAAGTTTTTGAAAATAAAGATCCCTGATAGATATCAATCGCATTAAAAGTTATGGCATTATTGACTACTGGTGTTGTAATATCTTCTGGTACAGAAAATGTGTATGAAGTATTATCTGCATTTCCTACACAAACCAAACCCGCTGGCAGCGTAATCGATTGTACATTTAAACTTTGACTTACTTCTCCAGTAATCGTTACTTGTGCCTTTGCTGCGGTTTTTGAACGGGGGACATAACCAATATTTCTTGCCAGTGAAACAACATTTTCTCTGAGTGTTGCAGAATCCAAAAAGGATTCATTTACAACCATATTGGAGTTAAATGCTGTGATATAAGTGTTATACGCTAAGGTATCGATCAATATAGAAAAGTTTGATCCTTCAAAGTCAAAATCCGTGAATGTAGAGTTAGCACGGAGATAATCCTTGATGGATGTCTTTATCTGATCAAAGTCTAGATTTGTGAATTTAGTAAAAGGCATTTTATCTTGTTGCCTCTAGTAAGAATGTAAATTGTTGTGTTGGAATATCTTGTCCAATAATGTCAAATGTAACTGTAACTTCAAATGTATTATCATCTGGTTGAGGATCTACTTCAACTATCACATTATCAGCTCTCGGTTCATAATTTTGAATAGTGGTTTTAATTTGATTCTCTATAATGGATGCTGTTCCATAATCTACAAATTCAAATAAACTTGAACGAACTTCAGATCCAAGCAACGAATTGAAAAACCTTTCAGTTGGAATTGTTTCTACCAGATTTCGAATTGATCTAGTAATCGCCCTTTCATTTTTAAGTATCGGTAGATCCTTTGTCACCGGATGTGGATCAAAGGATAAACTAATATCTTTAAACGATCTAGATATCCTTTGTATTGCCATTCGAGAATAAAATTTCTATCTTTTATTTATGTCTATTTCCAGGAAGAACCATAATTTGGTTCTGTTCCATAATCCCAATCATCATAATCATGATCATTGCGAATTTTTTCATGCAATTCCGTTTGCTTTTTAAGATCATGCTTCGGTGCATAATCGTGCATAACTTCTTGAATGACTCTTTTTTGAGAATCTTCGGATTTAAGTAACATTTTAGCTCCTGTTTTTTGGTAAAAACAGAACTTTTTTTGGAAGGAGGTTGCTATCTCCCCTACTTCTATTTAACGATCTATTTCTTTAAGTCTGAAGTTATTTGAGTCAAAATATTTTAATAGTTCAATCGCAATTAATTTTGGATTTCCTTCCCCACAAGTATAAACATCAATAGCAATTGCACCTTCTTCGGGCCATGTATGACATGAAACATGACTTTCTGCAAGTGCAATGACGATTGTAACTCCTTGAGGTATAAAGCAATGTTGAAAAATATTGAGAATTGTCATTCCGGCGCGGTTAATTCCACGCTCCATCACTTCCTGAATGGCAATTCCATCATTTAATAATTCATACTCTATGTCATATACCTCTAACAAGAGGTGTTTACCCATTGAAAAGCGTTCCAAGGCATACAAATCCACTAAAAATTTATTTATTGAACATAAAAACCTTTACGATAATAATCTTTATCTTCTATAAAGGTATAATTTTGAATATTTTCTATTTTATCATCATTCCAAACTGGTATTGCTATGGTATTATTATATCTAAAATCAGGATTTTGACGAAAATGAACTTCGATTAACTTACCATCAATAAACTCACAATTAATCCATTCATAATCTCCCCTTAATTTTGATAAAACCGAAGGAAATTTAATTTTTTGATCTATTTTTTCCCATTTTCTCCATTTATAAAGAGGATCTTCACTTTCTTTTTCTCCTCTTACCACTAGTTCTGCCTGACTATTTTTGAAATCAACGCTTAGGTGTTCTCCATCAAAGACTTCACACCAAAATTCCGATGGATGAAAACGATCTGTCCACTTATAAATGTATTCGATACGAGCAAAGCGTCCCATACCAAGTAAATTAAAAGAAGGGCGAACAATATAAAAGTCGGGTTTAGGAACTGGAGTCCCAACAGGACCACAGTTATAACCCAAAACCCGACTTAGAAATAATTTATTGTAAACCCATAGATCGTCTTGATGAATATGATCCCATTCATCTTTACCATCTAAGAGATACATGTTTATTGTCCCTGACCTCTATATTTCTTTCTCGCATTATTACGAGAAGTAGCGGCATACTTAGTTCCTGCTCCATCTCCTTGACGAGATTTCTTCGGAGGTCCTGGAATATAAGAACTGCTCTTATTCAGTCCACCCTTTGCTTTTGCCATAATTAGTCTCCTATAATTTCAGTTTCGATTTCGTTTGGATTTGGAGAACCTGACTGATAAAAATCATTTGCCAGATCCTCCATAATGTCGAAGTACTCTTCTTCTGTAAGTGAGGAGTATATTTTACGCCCTTTACAAAGTATGTTGTACTTGTCTGCCATCGTATCAAATGACTCTTGTTTTTTCGTGACCAACTCTGATACGAGGATCGCACCAGATTTCAAAACCTGCTTCTTTTGCATCCAGGCAGAATGATACATCTTCTCCACACATATCTTGAACCTCTCCAGATTCAAAAACTTGCATTTTAGGTGCAAACCATGGATACTTCATCTCTGAATGCTCAAAGACTCCGTGCTTAATCAACAACCATCCAAATCCTGCATAATCGACAGTGAATGGTTTACGACGCTTGGAGATACTTTCAAGAGTTTCATGATTCATGACTCCACCATTATTGCGGAAATCATCTTCTTCCATCCAGTGTGCAACAGAAGTTGTATGACCATCTTCCGTACAGTACCACCCAGAAGCAATATCTTTATCCATCAAGACTAGTTGATAAAACTTTTCAGTATTGAAAACAATATCAGAATCGATCCAAAGTTGCCAATCATAATTTAGTTTGCCATCCCATGGAATTTGATCAGGTCCACGCAATACATTCGCTCCCAAACATTTGCATCTTGCAAAGTTTACCATGGACGAATAATCTTGTGAGATTTGAATACTTGCTCCTGCCTGTACAAGATCAAAACAGAGTTGTACAAAATTCTTAAGGTAAGTATATGAAACTCCTCTGCCAGGAAGACAGAATACAACTGATTTTCCCTTTACCATTTCTCTTGCAAGCGCATAATCCCATTCTTCTTGAGATTGTGTTGGGACGGGCGCCTTTGCTTTTACTGTAAATCCTTTAGCCATAATTTTAAGCGATTACTTCAGTATCATAACTCATTATATAGTGTTTGTCAATCTTCGCGTTCGGTCAGAATCACTTCGTTTCCTTCGATTTTAAAAGCAATTTCAGTATCTTCATACCATGAAAGTTCATTTGCCACAATCTCTGGAATAATCACATAATAATCGCCAGTAATTGGATCAACCTGTACGGACTCAAAAATTTCTCCGGAATTTTTTTTCATATAAGGTATTGTACTTTACTTTTTTCAAATTATATAGTATTTTTAAGTTTTGTGTATTGGGGGTTTTAGAGATTCTTATGAGGGTCTTGGAGACTTTTTATGTGGCGCGGAAATTTTTTGATTAGAGAGATATATAGAGGTCGATTTGGGTCGTTTATAGATTAGGAGGGACCCATGGGCTTAAGGGGCGCAAACCGCGCCAACCATAAGGACTGCCAATCACGAACACACGAATGATAAGGTCTTCTGATACGAACGAATAGGGGGCGCTAAGTATAAAGAACTGCGCCCCACTAACTAACTCTAACTGCCCCTCACTAAGTATGATTTAGAACCGCACGAAAGGTAGAACGCAATCATCGATTGTGCCTCACTAAGTGTAGCGAACGATTGCTCCCTTAATTGACCAGAATAGGGCATTGTGTAGACAATAGTGAACATGATCAAAGTGCAGTGGGAAAGTATAAAGAAAGGGGAGGGATTGCCTCCCCTAAGTGTAACTTACCGTGCCCAAGTTACGCGGATGAACTTATCAC